TTTATTATCTTTTTTTATAATATCATATTTCTTTTTTTTAATAATTTTAAATTTATTACATAATTCTTCTAATTGTTCATCTGTAAATAATTTTTTTGTAAGCATATTAACTATTCCCTTTTTTGAAATTCTATACAATTAAAATCAAATGGTGTAAATAATAAACTTGTTGTAATTAATATTTTTTCAAAATATTGTAAATTACAATTTGCTAACGTGTTTATTATTTGATAATGTATACAATTACTACATAAAGTATAACAAGGTTCAATTTTCATTTTTATTATTCATACTATCCATTACTTCCTGTTTTACTTCAGGAGGAAAAAGATTATAAAATTTTTTTATTTCATTATTATCATTTGGAATGGAAAACATCTTCATCATTACACACATACATTCAAATGGTGTCCATGATTTATCTAATTTTTTAACATTATTATAAACCTTTTTCATTGCTCTTTTTAATGTATTAGACACAGCTTGTCTTGAAATACCACCAAGTTCTTTTGCAATTTCAGCACCATCCATAGGTTTAGTATAATACATATTTATTGATCTCCTATTTCTAATATTTTATTTATTTCATCTTTATAATTAATACTTTTCATACAAATAACATTTCTTTTTGATGTACTACAATAATAACTTATATCACAAGGACTTTGATAGTCATGCACTCCTTTATGTTCACAACCAACAAATCTACAAATATCACTATCACTATCATATCCGGTACAAATCATTTTCATATGTCAAGAATTCTCTCAATTTCATTTTTAAATAATTGATATGGTATACATGATGATATACAAGACACTGATATGTCTATTGATTTATAACAAGGAGCAGGAATACAGTGATTTGTTTTTTCATGTACTCCATAATGATTACAATACATATAACAATCTTCTACCCATTTATCACAAATCACTTTCATATATTATCATCTTTCTATAAAAAAATCAAGGATTTTCTTTACTTATATTAACTACATTTCTTTTATTTTTAAATTGTTGATTTATTGGTTCTAAATCTCTACACCAGTATCTAATTGTGGCTGCTGATAAGTTAATATTATTTGATATTTCGTTCCAGCTTTTACCATCAGCTCTCATTTGTCTTACTAAATGCTTTTTTCCTTCTATTATTGAATGATCTAATATAATATCTCTACACCAATGTCTAATTGTTGAAACAGCAACATTTATGTGTTTTGATATTTCATTCCAACTTTTACCATCAGCTCTCATTTGTCTTGCTAAATTTATGATATGTGATGAAAATTTTGGATTTTTTATTATATTTTTACAATAATGTCTGATTTGTCTGGTTGATATTCCTGTTTCTTTTGCTATATCAGACCATGCTTTACCTTCTTTTCGTAATTCTTTTGCTTGTTTTATTATTTTAGATGAAAATTTTCTTACGCGTTGTAAAAATTTTTCTGTTTTTATATGCCCCGATGGCCCTTCTCCACCATTTGTATGATTGCATAAAGGCCCTTTTTTTATATCTGATCTTCCTATTTTTTGAATCATATCTGTTTCTAAAATAAAAGCATCAGATTCAATCATTAATTCTTTATAAACAATAATAAATGGATCATATCCCGTTTCTTTTCTAATTTTCTTAATTTTACTATTGAGATGTTTATTGTAAGAATTATGTAAATGAATATATTTTCGCCTTCCATGTCCTTTGCCAATATAGAAGGGCTCATAATTAAAATAATATTCGTTAAATAAATAATTTCCTTGTTTTCTAGGATCTAAATACGCATAAACATAAAATTTATTTTTATTCATGGTTTATTCCTTAAATTTGAATTATGATGTGAAACTTGTCACACCATATTCTTATTTATAAGAAATAAGCCATTTTATCAAAACATCAATTTTTCATTACTGGTATTACTAATTACACTCCGAAAGGCCACAATTATAGCAAATCTTACAACCCTCAGTAAGTATTACAGAATATGTTCCACATTTAGAACATAATTGTTTTTCACTAATATCTAGTTCATCAAGTATTACATCACTTGTATAATATCTTTGAAGTAATTTTGCTATACCATCTGGAATTGATAATATTTGTGTAGGTTTTCTATCATTATCTTCAAATCTAGCCCATGTTGGCCTATCAGAATTAATACCAATCAAAGTTTTAATAATTGATTTTATTGGAACACCATGTTGTAATGCTATAGATATAGACCTTCCTAATGCTTCTGTAAAAACATTAAAAAGTTGCCCTGATTTTCCCATAGACATAAATATTTCAATCGGCTTACCATTATAAGTTGATATAGTAATATATAATTTTCCATTACCAGTCTCAAGAGTATGTACATTAGCTTTTAAAACACTAGGTCTTACAAAATTAGATTGAACTTGAGTTTTATCTTTTGTAAATGTAATAGGTTGAGATTTTTTACTTCCATCTCTATATATAGTAACACCTTTCAGGCCTTTTTGATATGCGTATCTATATAACTCTGATACCTCATCTCTTGTTGTTGTGGAAGGTAAATTTAATGTAGAAGAAATTGCGTTAGATGTATATTTTTGAACACCAGCTTGCATATCAATTCTATCCTTAAATTTAATATCATGTGCAGTAATAAATACATCTCTTACTTCTTTAGGAATTCCTCTAATACCTTTTAGAGAACCTTTATTTTGTTCTATTTTTTCAATTAAATCTGGCGTATACCATGATTCATTTTCAAATTTTTTCTTAAATATAGAATTAACAATAAAATATTTATCTCCGGATTCTGAAAGTGTTTTAGTAAATACTAGTCCGAAACTTGGTTCAATACCATATGAACAATCTGCAGATAAAGCTGTAGTATTATGTGTTATAAACCCATTAGCAACATATGTATGAGTATTTTCTACTATCTCTAAATCATGAACTTCTTTTTGTTCAAAAAATTCTTTGTTTGACACAAAATCTAAATATAATTCATTTTCAACAAACCAATTATATTTTAATTCATCAATAACTTCTTTATATCTTTTTAATGTAACACAATAATTAGTGTTTATTTTTGATATATTTACTTTTTCAGGAAAATATATTTCTTCATGTGGTAATATTGGAACATATTCTCTTGGATATTTAAGGGTTGTTTCAATATTATATCCAAATTCTTTTAATAATAATTCAGAATATTCCTTATTTAAACTAATAGAATATGTATCATAATTTTGATGGATTTCTCTTCCGTTTATAAATTTTACATCAGTTGAAGTTTTTTTTGTATAAGATAAATTCGATGGATAACCCAATCCTAATAAAATAGTATGTAGTTGATGAGCCAGTTTATTAGAAATTGTTTTAAATCCTATTCTACCATCATCACTTCTAACATGACCATCTCCTTTCCAATATCCTTTAATAAATGATAATAATGTTTGTTTAGAACCATCTAAAATAATTTGCGGTATAAAAGCGTTTTGAGCACCTTCTTTTATGCAATCATATTCAATAAACCAATCATACATTTTTTTAGAAGAAATGTCTATTTTACCATATGTTTCATTGTCTTGTCTGATGAACGTGTTAAATGTAAATTGTTTACCAAATGAGTTATCAATAAGATTTATAATATAATCTTTATCTTTGTCATTAAAAGAAATGTATAATCTTCCTTTTCCATTCAATCCCTTGTCCCACCATCCGTCAGCCATATACAATCCAAGAAATTCAGCTTTATTATCACTTAACCATGTAGATTTATCAATAATAAAATTCTTTTTTAATAATATAATATCGTCAATATAAATTTTATTTAATGTTTTCCATAGATAACCATTACCATCTGAAAGAACTCTAAGTTTATGTTCAAATGTTCCTTCAATATCATATCCCCTTTTAGATGTTATTTTTATAGTATTTGCAATTCCTTGATTATAATAAGCTTTTAAATGATTTTTACCAAAATCTGATATAGTTGATATTCTATCACTACCGTTTTTTAAAATTTCATCATAATCAACAATTTTTTTAATTCCTTTATTTGAAGATATTAATGTGTCTGAAACTAAACAACCAGTAGGTGCTACAGTAGTAAATTGAGAATTACGAAGACCATACTTTTTTACTTTTTCCATTACTCGTTCATTATTTCCAGTATGTTCGGTAACAATTTCTTCAATATCATCTTTAACAATTTCATAATCACTGAATGTTCCTTTTTCTTTTGCTATATCAGAACTTGCTTCAACACAAGCTGTTGTTATAGTTTTCATACATTCTGATATAAGTATTCTACCTTCATGACTGTCATATGGTATATCAAGTTCAAATAAAGTATCAGCAACACCCATAAATCCTACACCAAATGGTCTGTATTTAATAGCCATTTCTTTAAAACGTGGATCAGGAAATTCCATTTTATCAATAAGACTATCCATAAGAACAGCGACATTATATGCTGTTTTATAAAGTCCTTCAAAATCAAATATTTTTTCTTTACAAAATTTATGAATATTTATTGAACTTAATTGACAAGAAGCGAATGGTTGTAGAAACTGTTCCCCGCACGGGTTGCTTGTCTCTATAAGGTAAAGTTTCTTCAATGCATTATACTTATTTACAGTATCAATAAACATAATTCCAGGATCAGCTGTTTTCCATGCCATATCAATAATTGCATCCCATAATGTTCTTGCATTTATTTCATTTATTTCTGAACCATCAGAAGGTGAAATAAGTGTAAAAGGAACATTATCTTTAAATGCTTGCATGAATTTATCTGTAATAGCAACAGAAATATTCATGTTTGATAATTTACCATCAATTTCTTTACATTTTATAAAATCTAAAATATCTGGATGCCATACTGGCATTGAAATCATTATTGCTGCTCGTCTGGCTCTACCACCAGATTTTGTTGTTGCACCTACAGCATCATAAAGGTGCATAAATGATAATGGACCTGAAGATCTACCAACTGGCATAGGCTCATCACCATTTTTAATATTATTCTTCCTTCCTTCATAAATTAAAGCATCTTTTTCTCTTAAATTACCTATTGGTATACCAATACCAGCGCCATTCTGAAATATTTTTCTAGCAACATTAGCAATATCATAAATTCCATCCATACTATCAATAAGACCACATACAAAACATGCACTAAATATTTTATGATCTGTTCCAGCTGAAAACCAAACTGGCGAATTTGGTCTCCATTTATTTTCTTTCAATAAATCATATGCTATTTTTACATCATTATTACTAAATTCTTTTGCAACTCTTTTAATTGCATCGTCTATTGTTTCTTCTGAAAAACAATATAAATCTTTAAATATACGTTGTGCCATTTCACTTAAAACCATTTTTACTCCATAAAAAAACTACTATTTTAGTAATAGTAGTTTATATATCAACTAATTATTTCTTTTACACCTGAAGATATTTTCTCAATAACCCATTCATCTTTAGATGGCAAAATATCAAAATATCTTCTTGCTGATAGTTCATCAATAAATATTTTAACATATTCTTCATTTCCATAACCAAAAGGTATTTGAAATGTTTTTTCAAAATGTGTTCTCTCACACTCATTTACAATAACATATACTATCATATTAATAAAACCTCATAAAATTTTGTTCTACTGAATGAATTTTTTCTAAAAATCCCGTAAAATTGTTATTTTTGAAAAACTCGTAAGATAATGCGGGATCAGGAAGCCTATAATTATTATACTCATTAAGAATTCTTGATTTTACAGTATTTGGAATTAATTTTAAATCCATCAATACTCTATTTATATGAAATCTCTCTTCTAAATTTTTCTTTTTTAACCAATCTTCATATCCTTCTTTCATGACTTTTTTTGCAGAAACTTCACCAAAACCTGGTTTTCTTTTGTCTTTTGGCCAATCAAGAGGAGTAAGAATATTAAATATATCATCTTTAGATTGTCCTGTAAGACATTTTTCAATAATGAACAATTCTGGATCGTCTACACTTACATAAGTCATTTTAAGTGGATGATATAAACGAATTCTTGGTGAAACTAATTGTAGAAAATCTTCATCAACAGAAATAATAACAAATTCTTTATTTGTTTGAGTAAGACAAATAGTACCAATAATGTCATCAGCTTCTGCTGCTTGAATTTTTAAAACTTTAAATGGTAAATATTTATGAATTTCATTATTAAATTGATCAAACTCTTTATGAAAAATAGACCAATCTATTTTTGATGTTTGTCTTTTTCCTTCTCTTGATTCTTTATATCTGTTACAATATAATTTTCGCCATGATTTTCTATCATCGACTGCTAAAATAATTTCATTTACATCATTTTCTTTGAATATTGAATTGTAAACACTTTCTATAATTCTATACTTCCATAATTGAATATTCGGATTATCTGATTCTGCCTCAACATCTTTTACAAAATAGTGCCTCACACACAAATTATTAAAATCAAAAATATTTGATATCATTAAATTTATTATATTCTCCTTTCACATTTTTATAATTATAACATATAACATATCAGCTGTCAAGTCATTAATGTAAAGCAACTCCAATTACATCTTTTATAATTCTTTTAAATTCATTCCAATCATTCTTTAAAATAGCCTTTTCTAATCTTTTTATATCTTCATCATTAGCAACTTTGTAGAATTTTACCATTTCTTCAAATAACAACAAGTGATTTTTATCTATTTTATTACATAAAAATCCTTTAGATTTACCATGAGATAATAATGTACCATTACTTAAACTATTATTTTTACAAAATTTAGATAAATTCTTAATAATAATTTCATTGTTATTAGGTAATGTTATTACATAATATTTACTAAGACGTTCAGATTTTTTTCTTCTATCTTCTAAAGAATATTCTCTAGTTCTATTAAATTCGGCTAATTTTTCATTATGTTTTCCATAATTAGGATTTAGACATCCAATTCTTTTTTTATTCATTTCAGATGTTCGAGGACTCTTTTTTCCTTTCCAAATATTTGTTCTATATATTTTAAACCATTCTTCTTTTTTATTAATAGTAAATTTATTAAGATAATGATTATCTTTACTAATTTTATCTCTAAAATATTGATAATTCATAGGATTATCATCACCGCCCCATGTAAGATTATAGCCACCTTCAGAAACATGGGTACGATGAACCATAATTTTAAATGTTTCCATGATATTCAATATCTCTCTTGTATCACATTCACAAAGAACTTCTATAGTAAAATTCTCTACACCATATTTACGAATAGCATTATGAAAATATACTTTACTATTATTTTTAATTTGATACAAGTGTCTTTTCCATCTATCATTTAATGAATATATAGTTTGACCAATATAAGATATGTTGTTTATTTTATTAGTAATTTTATATATAATCATAGATTACTCGGATATGCTGCTTCTGCCACCATTAGACTGTAAATATAATTTTTAATTTTCATTATTTTACCTTTCTAAGTAATTGATTTCCATCAGGTGCTGTGGTTCTAAGATAGAATGGTCTATTATACTTTGTTCCGCGTAAATATTGTGAAGCACTAGTATCTGCCTTAAATCTAATTCTTTTTCTATCCGCTTTCATATTATTATAGAAATCATCATGATCTACATCAAATACCGGTAATTCATTTCTTTTACCATCTGCAAAAATACCTTCTACATCTGTAGTAATTTTACCCGGATCATTTACAGGAACCGCAATTCTCATATTTGCAGCTTCCATTCCTGGATTTACACCACCATCATTTGTTAATTCACCCATTATTTGTTTCCTCTCTATTTTTATTTTATATACTCTTAAAAAAATTTATCTTCTATTCTTTCCACAATATTTTCATTTATTGAAACAAATGATTCAAGAATTTCAGAAATTCTTGAAATAAAGTCATTAAATATATCATTATTTTTTCCATAATGTCGTTTATATCTTGCAATAATTGGTTCTATTTTACGATATAAATCATTTTCGGCATCATCAAACTCTTCTCTAATTAATTTTATAGCAATTTCTACATCATTTTCCATTTCTTTTAGTATATCATCTTCATCATCATAATTTGTTTCATATAAATATTTATTGATTTTATTTGTTAATTCACCCATTATTTGTTTTCTCCAATTATTTTATAAGTCCTAAAGTTAGAACTTTTTTCAAAAATTTTCTAGTTTTTCCTATTATTGTTGGTTTTTCTGGAATATGCTCCTTATCAATACGTATAAACGATGTTTCTGTTTGATTACTATCTGTAAACACTTCTCGTATAAGTTTATATTGTATTCTAAGTTTAGGGTCCATATTCATATAATATTGTAAAAAGACAGTTCTTAATCCTTTATTAGACATAACTATTGATAAATCATCAAACTTTTCATTTATTTCAACCGGTATAACTTCGCCAGGATGCATAAGTTTATCTAATAAAAAACATATAACAATATCTGAAAACTGCGAACTTTTAAGATGTAATGACGGCATTTATTTTATCTCTCTACATTAAATAGTTTGTATCATTTCGGGTTTTACTTTTTCAAAAAATTGATTAAAATCATAAAACACGATTGCTGGTGTATCATTTTCAAAAAGTAAAACCAGACTTTTTGGTAAATTACACACTTCTTTTATAAGTGAATTTACTATTAATTCAATACCAATAATAGGTTGATATCCCTTCTTTCTGAATATCAACATTCCGTATTTATTAGCTTTTCTTGCATCTCTAATACATTGTTTCCAAAAATCTTCAATAATATTGTTTTTATTATCTTTAAAATGCTTCATAAAATCCACATCTTCATATCCTGTTTTCAATTCTATGCTGAATCTATCAGTAAGAAACTTACCTTCTGGTCTCAATGCTATTAAATCTCCTGAAGCATCCATACTTTCTGCTATAGTTGCTAATGATCCAGATGATGGACTTCTCCAAAACACATAAGGCTTTGATTCTCCATTTACCCATACAGATAATGTTTTAGCTATCTCTCTTTCAAAATTAGATCCCTTTCTTTTTCCGTTACTCATAATCCACCAAAAGCACGTTTCATAGCATCAATTTTATAACGCCCACTTGCTAAATATTCTACAAACTTACTAATATCCTCATCTGGTAACTTACGAAATGTTTTATTTAAAGCATCTAATATATCTTTTTTTATACTATTATTACCAAATTCATCATCTTTTTCACTTTCAGATGTAATATAATCAAATATTTTTTTCGCATAATATTCTGGTGTAGGATTGTCTAAATCGTATGCATGAAATCTACCCCATCCATTCCAATCTCTCCATAATTCAAAATCACCCATATTACCATATACTTTAAAATAGATAGTACCATTCTCATTTATATCTCTCATCGCAAACGATATATTAATAGGAATCAAATTATTTTTATAGTTAAATTTTAAAATATACTTATACCACATCTTATTATGAGAATATCCTGTATATTTAAATCCTAATTTTTCTAATTCATTATCTATAAGTGTTTGAAATTTATCTCTTTTTTTACCGGTAGAAAATGGATTAACTTTTCTTATATATACACCCTTCGCTTCTCCTATAAGATACCTATCAATTTTTTCAGTTATTTTCATATTTTTTTTATTATGTTTGTTCTCCTATTTTTACTTATCATCCTTCAATACTATACATTTACCATCACATCTATCACATTTTCCGGGTATTTGCTGTATTCCAAAAGATGTTCTGTGTCGTAACATTACTATTCCTTTTCCTTTACATTTTCCACAAATTTTCATATCGCTATTTATTTTTATCTTTCCTTCTCCAAAACATAACATACAAATATCAATCAAATTTGAATCTCTAGGTTCCCCAAAATAAAATCCCTTACCAGAACATTTAGGGCATTTACCCCATTTAATAACAATTTCTTTTGACATATTATTTTCCTATTCAAATAAAATTTATCTATTAAAATATAATAACATATAACTTATAGAATGTCAATCTTTATCGTCTTCTCCTCAATGGGCAATCTTTTGGTGGCTCACCTTTAGGATTAATTTTTCTATCAAGTATTCTACATTTAAACCCATATCTACTAGGGCATTTTTCACAAGTATAATGAATTGTTAATCCTTCATCAATCATTAAATATTTATTTATTTTGTTTATTATTTTCATCTAAAAACCTCTTTATTATAAATCCTTTATATTCTTTTTCAGTTTTTGAGTGATATTTAGCCATTCCCAAACTAATATCATTCTTTTTACACCACTCAGTTTTATTTTTAATAATTTCAATGTTACCAGTGATAACATTTTTAACTTTCCAATAATATTTATATTGAGAATTTTTTTCACCTGGTTGTGATATTTTTTTCTTTAATTCCATTCCATATACCGATAAATAAAGTTTTGATGCTGTTATACTCATTTTTTTCTTGTTTCGTCAGAAATCACTCTTCCTTTCAATGTTTCAGATCGTTTTTTATTAGATTCCAATGTATGTATTTTATAAGAAATTTCTTTTTGTTTTTCAGACATTTTCTTTCTTGATTCTACACTATGCTTTTTACCTTTCCAATTATTATTAATTCTTAACCGTGCACTAATTTTTTCACCAAATCCATATGGCATTTTTTTTTCCTCTACCACTTTCACCCATTCTCTTTTTAGCTTCTTCTGAATGTTTATATCCCTTTAATTTTTCTCCAATATACTTTTTATGCTTTTCTGTATGCTTATATCCAAAACATCCATCACCACCATCTGTTATGTTATATCCATTAGGTGTCTTTGAATTATAAAATCGAATAAAATATTTTTCCATAAAATCCATTTCATTTTTATCACTACATTCACATAATATTTCCCATGATATATTATCTATACCATACTTTCTTATAGCCTTATGAAATACCATATTATCATAATTTTCTCTAGATGCTCTTATATGGTGTTTTTGTCTATTTTCTAATTTTTGTATTGTTTGACCTATATAACATCTTCCATTTACTAAATTTATTGCCTTATATATTATCATATTTACCATATTCCTGTAAAAAGAATTCCTGCATCTATTTATAGAAAAGTGTTCTTATTGGCGAGGAAATGTAAATTATTTTTCTTTTTCTTTTTTATTTATTGGTTCTCGTTTCCCCTTTGGATAATCTGGATTGGCTTTCACATCTGCCTTAACCTGTTTTTCAGATTTACCCTTGCCACGCCAGTGCTGACTTCCAAAATATGCGTCTTTTACTCTTGCACAATATGCTGGTGCATCATCTATTTTACCTTCCATATGTTCAACACATAAAGAATGAAATCCCTTCTCATCAGGCATTATTCCATGATTTTTTCCAAATGTATGCCCCCATCTAGCAAGTTTATCAAAATCACTTTCGGTTAAAAATTCTAATAATCTCATTTTATTTTCCTCAACTTAATTCTTTTAATATAAAATAATTCCAAATATTTTCATATTTTTTCACGGATAAAAAGAAAAATACTAAAAACACCGACATCCATAGGATCACCTATTTTTCTAAATCCTCGTTTTATAAGATTTTTTATTGATTCATTATTTGTTGTTCTCACAGTAGCAAAAACACCAGTATTTATTTTTTTTATTAATGTCATTGATAATTTATAACTTATTCCCTGTCTTTGATACTCTGGTTTAGTATATGACCAACCTAATTCATAAGGATAGTCATTAGGATCTTCTGTTACATTAGCATTTTCAAAAGTATTTCTTCTTCTATATGGTTTCTTTATAGCAGAAACAGCTGCTAAATCATCATCAATATAATAAAATCCTAACAATTTACCATATCTTTTTACATCACTTTTTGATATATATGCTTCATTTGCATCATCTACCATATCAAAAAACATATTTATTTCTTCTTTTGAACAATCTGAAACTGGTTTGATGACAATATTAGCATCATCTAACTCAATAAATTTCTTCAGTCTCATCTTTTATCCTCTAATTTCTTTTTTACTTCTTGACGCTCTTGTTCTATTATATTATAATCTTCTTTCAGCTCCATATCAGATGGATTCTTTTTCATCAAAATTTTCAGTTGCATTGCTTGATCAGTAAGAGTAATATATCGTTGTTGCAATCTATCCTGAACCATATCAGATTTGAAACGCTCTAATGTTTGTACTAACTGAATTTCAGTATGTTTTAAATCTTCTGATGTTGCATATCTCGCATCAATAGTAAATACACCAGTTACAATAGTGATTGCTAATGCAATAGAACTTACTATATTTCTTACATTAAATTCCATAGTCTATATCCTAAATTTTTCAATTATATAACTATCTGTATCTGTAAGCCATCGTGAAACATGGCTTTCATTCTTACTAGAACTTTCAATATTTTTATTTGCTTCATTAAGTTTTTTGGCAAATTCTTTTGCCATTTTCATTTCAAATTTCCATGTCCCACCATAACCAGTTCCATCCTCTCTAATTCCAATTTCAGCAATTGGAATAATTTCTTTTCCTGTATCTGCTTCATATCCTATAAATGGCGGAGGTCCTTTATATGATTTAAGACTTTCTTTGATATTCTCCCATTTATCAGTTTTGAAAATCTCTTTTATGGTATCAACATCAACTGACATATCACCAATAGCCATTGTTTCTTCCCTATCTAATACACCCTTCAATGGAAATTCACTTCTAATTTCTTCAAGCATTTTATCTTTTATTTTCTGATTATTAGCGAGTTCTCTTATTACTGCCTCTTGATATTTCTTTTCATGGATTTTCAAATCATCCAATATTTTAATAGAGTCTTCATCACCGTGTGCAGCAAGAGCTGTATGAATCAATTTGAGTATTTTTTTCTTTTCTCTATTAGGTTTTTCCATTACTTGTTCTAATGTTAATTTTTTCTTTTTCATTTGTTCAAGAGCTTCTTTAACCTCTGGTGTCATAGTCTGTTCAAGAACTTTTTGTGTTTTTTTAATATCTAATTTTAATAACATATCTTTTTGTGTTGACGAATATACGCCCATATCAGCATCTTTAGGAAGATTTTTATCCCATTCTCTAAGTTTTCCAGTTCCAGAGTTTAAAAAGTTAACATTTTTATCTTTTTTAAGTGATATTTCATTGATTAATTCATCACCATTTTTGTCTCGTATTTTAATATAAATATCAGTTGAAAATCCTTTATTTTTATCATAATCTGTCATACCCATTGATTCTACTTCTTCTTTGGTATCCCAACAAGTATTTACAATCAAGGAAGATGGATCTTTTGTTTTATATTCTCTACTAATTCTATTCAATATTGCTTTTCTATTATTTTCTGCAGCTTTAATCCAGTCTTTATTTATAATAAAATCTGTATCATTCTTATCTCTTGTTGAATCCATATGATCAATCATAGATTTTTTAAAATCTTTAAATTCATCATCAGACATTGATACAGACACCATTGTAAGTAATTCTCCTGCTTGCGCATTAATTCTACCAGCACCTGCAGAATCTTTAATAAAATATGATATAGGCGGTTCAAATCCACCCTTACCAGTGGTTCTTGTATTCATCATTGCTTCTATTACTTGTGCATATTTTTTAGGAAACTTATCGGATTTGCTAACGAAATCTGGTATTTTATAAGGATTTCCTGGAGCAGAAATATCTTCACCTTGATAGTTTTTATTATTTTTCAGAATATTTTCTATAGTTTGTGAATTTTCTTTATTCCATATATCAGATTTTGATGTTTTAGTCTTTATAAGAGTTTTAACCTTACCATTGATAATAATAGGTTTAGATGCTGGAGTACCTTTAAGTTTTGAAGTACCTTTTATTTCTTCTTTTTGTTTATCTTCAATCTTTTTTTTCTTTTGGGCAGAAATTGTTTCTTTTGCAATATTTTTAAGTTTTTCTTTTTGATCTACTGGCAATTTTGAATAATCGGTTCGTGCTAAAGCTTTTCTAGGTTGTTCTAAATCAGAATCATCTATAAATGATGATTTTTCTTTATCTGTTAGTTTTTTACGTTTACCATCTTTTATTTTAATTAAATTACCATCATTACCTTTCCATACACTACGACCTAAATATTCATATCCTTCAGCTTTTGCTTTTATAATAGCTTTCTTCTGTTCAGGTGTTCCTCCTTCATTAAGCAAAATACTTTTAAATATATTCATTTCATTTATATTGTTTTCTATATTGTTTATTTCTTCTTTTTCATCATCTTTATAATATTCTTCAACAGCAGCACCCCATCCTCTATGGACTTCAGCAGCTATTTTATCAGGATCTTTTTCACCATTTTTTATTGCATTCAGAGCGTATTTTGCCATAGAGATGTTAGTTTCATGACCAAATGAACCCGGCTCCGATTTCCCGTAATGATATTTTTTATCCAGAACATCAGCAATATCATCAGCAACTTTTTCAGCATGCTTTATAGTTTCCTTATCAAATTCAATCTTATGACCACTCAACTTAAAAGCATCGAATGAAAATAAATGTTTCTTTAAAGGAGTTTCTTGTTGTTCAGTACCTGTTTGATCTTCTGGTTTTTCTTCTGATTTTTCAGTATCTTTTACTTTACCATCTGGACCAACTTTTCCAGTAGGGCCAGAACCATCAGTTTTCACACCATATTTCAATTTATTAGATGCAACAAGTTTCGCAATAATACCTTCTGGATGTTCTTTTACATGGGCTTTCTGCATTTCTTCTGAATGTGAATTCCACCAATTTTTTGTTGCCTGACTTATTTGTTTTTCTTCTGTATTTGAAGGAACTGTTTTTGTTGTACCACTATGTTTTTTTTGCTGTTCTAATTTTTTAACAGGAGTTATAACATTAGTAGTTCTTACTGGCTTTTTCTTATCTGATTTTTTCTTACCAGTAAATGCTTCTTCTATATAATCATTAAATCTCATTATATTCTTCCTTGAAAAATATTTCATTATGTATTATTTATAAAAATTTACCATATTTATTTATATAAAGAAAAATAAAAAACCCATTATAATTTCTATAATGGGTTTTCTTTATAAAATAATTAAAATTTTTTATAAATTTTCCAATTCTTTCAATAAATCTTCTTCTGAAGATATATCTGGATCATAATCTTTTACATCATCTTCATCATCCATAGAATCTGGATCAGATTCAACTTTTGTAGGTGGCGTTCCACTTAATAAATTAGATGTACTACCTTTCATCCTATTCCATTCATCTTCAATCAAATCCCATAATCTCTCATTTTTCAAAATAGCTTTTAAATCTGAATCTTTAGTTTTTAAATCATTTAAATAGTCATTTAAACTAAATCTCTGTTTCATTATAGATTCAATTTCAGATTGTGTTCCTAAAGTTGATGAACGTCTTGAAAATAATGAATTAGAATAATCTGGATATATTTTACCTGACTTATCTGCCTTTGTAGTTGATACCTTAACAAGTAAATTAAATCCATTTGCATCAGGATCAAAAATAGCATATCCCAATCCTTCTTGCTTATCAAGTAAAACATCTTTAATTTTAGATTCTAATTTTGATGGAAATTCGTAAATCTTTACTTTTCCAGTAGATTTTTTATTTACATCATCAACATCTCTATCTCTTGGATCATTAACAATATAAAAGTTTGCAATATGACGTTCTTTCCTTTTTACTTCATATGCCAATTTCTTATCAGATTCTGTTCCTGTATAAAGTTTTGAAGTAATTGCGCATAACGCACACCAATTACTAAAATCATCTGTTTTAGGACAAAGATAAAATACCATTTTATCATTGCTTTTCCACATATGATAATAATATTTTTTTGTAAAAAGTCCTTTTGGGTCTTGAAGAAGTCTACCTTCATAAACTTTTGGTTTTTCTGCTGTTCCTGGTGCTGGTGTTGGCCACACAAAATCAGACCTTCGTAATCCACCAGAAGGTGGTGCATCAATTTCTCTTTCTTTTTGCTCTACATACTTTGCGAATAAATCTTTATCTATCCAACGTGACATTTTAATTCCTCCTTTTGCCATTCCGGCCATTCTTATTTTGTAATTTATCTATAATATAATTATATTTTATCAATTTTCTTTCCAGTTGTAAAGGTGATGAAATATATAATTTAAAAAACTCTGAAATATCCGTTTTTGATGTCCATGCTACTCTGCTTACATTATCATTTTTAACAATCGTAAGTTTATTGAAATTATAATATTTTTGTAAAAATTCATTAATATCTGATATAGTATTATAATTACCTACTATACTAACAACATATTGTTCAATAGGATTATAGATTTTATCTTTATATTTTCCTATTTTATTATAAGAGAATACACTTCCATCTCCATCAAAATATCCTGCTATAAAATATCTTTTAAAATCATCAGGTATTATTTTTATCATACTATCTTCTGCACCCTTTAATGATTTAGTTGGTAGCCATTTTCTTATATCATCTTTTACAATTTTACTCGTAATTCTAATTACGGTTGATTCTACTTCTTTTCTATATATTATTGGATGAAAACTCCCTAAAAATGATTTGAAATTTTCAAGATGTTGTAAATCCTTCTTATTTAATCCTATTCCAACAACATTTCCTTTATCACTTATATATCCATCAGCAGCAATAAAACCTAACCAATATGATGACAATGATGATAATTTTTTAAACACATCAATATTTTCTATTTCATATAATCTTTTTCCCATTATCTATCCCTCCACTACATATATTTAGTTAAAGGGATAAATTTTTCCACATTTGCTCATTTTTATATCTCCTTATTTTTATTTTAGCCATTCCGGCTTATTATCATCATTATTATACTATGTTTACAACAACTTGTAAACATACTATTCATTCAAATTTATAACATTATAAAGTTCTTTAATTTCATCTTCTACTTCTATACCATAAAGAAGTTTTTTACTTCCTGAAGTTGGTTTAGTATCTGTGGTCCATAACGGCTCACCTTCTATTTTTGTAGTCATTATTCAAATCCTCCCACTCAATTCCTTTAAAAATTTATCAATCTTTCTTATATCATCTAAATATATTCTATAATTTTCACATATTAAAGGTATTAATCCTTCTTCTGTATCAGACAGTGTTAATAATTTTTTATCAATGAGCCACACGATAAAATATTTATCTACTTTCCCTAATACAAAATGTTTTATAGGGGCTTTTATACCATCCACTGTTATCATACAATATTGAGTTATTAATGATAAATCTTTTCTCAAATTTTTTTCTTTCATCCACTTTTTTACAAATTTAGCTGAATTAACAATATTAACTTTTATCTGCCCTGTTTCACGTTTTAAATTTTTATCTTTTTCAATATAAAACATAATTAATTTAGGATTAAAAAACATATTATATGAAAAATTGCTTCCGAATAACTGAAAACCATAATCTAGATAGCGATCAATATCAATATTTTGCCACCGTGTATTAAATGCTTTGGACAAATTCTCAATATTATTATGATTAGATAATGTTATTTTAGTTTCAAAATGCTTATTAAGATCTTTGGGTATGCGAAACGGTCTATTTAATGCTTTTGCCTGAGCTCTTCTAAATGCTATATATACATCATATTTATCAATACTCATAATATTCCTAATATTTCATCTATTTCTTTTTTAAATATATTATTAATATTTTCCTGCCCTTCTAAATTTGACTTCCATTCAAGTATACTGGAGTCTGATATATATAACGTACTCCACGTATTATTAACATAATGATATGTATTATTATTAGATTCATTATAAAAAACCCTACCAGATGATACCGGTACGTCTAAATATTGCAAATAATTATCTGATATTACTGGTCCTGAATATAACATTTTTATA